ACACCCACTGCTGCTATCGCAACGCCTGCTCCTATGGCTGCGTACTTCATTTGGGCAAACCCTTCCGTGACCTTACCTCCTATTGTCTTGGCCATGTCACCAAGCTTGCCGGTAACTCCGGCAACAGTAGTGTTTAGATTGCGAATAACCCTGCTGGCAAGGTCTTTGGCTGTGATATGTATCTCGACTTTATTTTCCATTTTTTCTTTTAGCTTTGTTGACTTGTTTCTCTTGTTCTTCTATCTCTAGCGACTTAAGATACATGATTGCATTGATAACATATGCCTGTTCGTTCATAAATCCATCAAACGTCACACCCTTATTGATCTTCAGATAGCTATAGTACGTAAGTAGCGAGGTATCGTTCTCATCTAGCTCCTCTGTGTCGCCGTACTTAAAGCCTAGCCTTAAATCTTCTAATTTTTTTTTGTGATATTTCCTAAGACTACATCGTTAACCTGTCCAATCTCTTCGGTCGAGAATCCGTCTATAACGTCCTTCTCTGCGTCCTGTTCCCCATTCTTTATACTTTTGATTCCATTCTTGGCAATTTCTAGCATCTTTCCAAATAGAATCGTTTCTGCTACATCCTTTTGGTTCTCTATGTCCTCGATCTTGGCGGTTATCTCTTCAATGTTTCCCTCTGCTTTGAGTTCTCGGCTATAGCGTTCTCCTAGTGTCGATAACAATTCGATCTTACCAGCGCTTCTTCTAAGCTCCTTAGAGTACGTCTGTACATCTAAGAATCTCATTGGTTCTATTTCGAGAACGTATTCTCTAATGGTTAGTTGTTTCATATTTAGTAACTAGCTACATTATTAACTACAGTTATTTCCATCGGTGCATCTGTGACACCTATTTCATCGACTGCCATTAAGTTAAAGTTCTGCTTGATCAAATCACCGGCATCCCCGTCTTCTGACCACTCCTCAATGTATCCTGCGGGTACATCAAACACTATAGATGGCCTTGTTGCGGTTGCTCCTGCTACGTATCTTGATGTGTCAGTCACCGTTACGTCATACTTTACCTTTTCATTACCAGTATAGTGCGCTCTTGTGGCATAGCTAGGCATAAGTGCCGCAATCTCCATGTTGAACTCACCCTCTGTTGTGAACACTTCGTCAATGTCTAGGTTTCCTAGTACGAAGTTAGTATCGTCACCACTTAGGTTGAAGCTATTGTTTACTGATACGGATAGAATCTCGTAAGCTGCTTTTGATCCGGTGTAGGCATCGTAGTTGAATACTGCGTGCGCACCTACGAAATCGTTTGGCTGTGCCAATGTGTTTGATCCTGTCCAAGTTGCTGGAAATCTTCCAATTCCGGTAAGCTCTGCAACTATATATCCTCTTTCAAAGGTTAGGTTAATTTCTCCAAATCTTACGCCTGCTACATACTCGCTTGTTCTGTCGTCATCGTCTAAGAACAATGTGTAACTAGCTAGTGCGTTAGAATCGCTGTAGTTAAGTGTGTGTGTGTATGCACTATCTGTTGCAGCCGAACTTGTGATTGCAAAGTTCTGTGCAAACAATAATGGTAAAGTGTCTTCATCGACCTTTACACTCAACGAAAGCTCTGTGTATCTTTCTGTGGTTCTTAGGTTATCGGCTTGGTAGCTTGATCCTAGACTGGCAGTGTTTCTTTCTTTGTTTGCCATTACCTCGAAACGAGGTGTTCCCATGATGGGTAAAATAAACTTTGTGCCGGTCGAAGCAGTTCCATATGCGCCTTCTTTAGCTATGGACAAGCTTCTTTTGCGACCTATTGCGTTAGACATTGTAAGTCGTTAAAAATTATAATTTAGAAGCCTTTTGTTCTGCTTCTTTTTGATCAACTGCTTTAATTAAATACTTTTTGCCATTTTTTAATATGCGGAAAGTAAGCAGTTTTACTGCCTTGTCTGTCTTTTTGTTCTCCATGTTTATAGATTAACAAAAATAAAAATTAATCCACAACTTTATAATCCCTTGACGTATACTGTTGTTTTTAGTTCAAACGGAATTGCTAGGTTTAGCATTATCCCGCTTTCGTTATTCTCGTAGTTAAAACCACCTCGTAGTATGTCTATTGTGTGTATATGAACGCCTGTAACTTCTCGCTCGATGTTGTTTGGCAACTCTTCTAGCCAGTTTAGGATCATGTCCTCAATGTTACTGATCCTATCTATTCTCATTTCGGCCTCATCCTGTGTTACCTGTTCATCAAGTAAGTCGAACACATCAATCTGGAAGCCCATAATTTTATTATCATAATCAAGCCCTAACACCTCTACACCGTTGCTTGTACTAATTACCCTAGCGATAGGAAAGCCTAGCGGTTGTTCCTTGTAGACCTTGCGTACATCCGCAAATAATACGTTAGCCGTCCCTGTGTAGGTTAGCGCTTCTAGTTGGTCTATTATTTCGTCTTGTAGTTCTTTTCTCATCGTTCGTTTATTAATTTAATTATCTCTTGTCTAAGTAGTGCGTTCGATTGGTCTCTTGTGCTGTCGACCGTTCTATCAGATACCTTATTGGGTCTAATTGACATCTTCTTTCCTTCTCTTTTTAGTTTTCCAAAGAAGGCAATCATGCCTGCCCTGTTCCCGAATCCATAGAAGTTGCTTTTCCTAACCCTACTAACACCTCTCACACCCATGTCCACGCCCCCTTTATACTTTCCAGCCCCATGATACAACGCCTCTGGATAGTCATGACCTTTTACTCCTTTCGCATATGGTCTTGTCATGTATGCCATGTCGCCTAGTTTTATTGTTCTGATCGACCTTCGATAGTTTCCAGTATCTACAGGGGCTTGCGAAATGTACTCTCTCTCTATTACGTTATAGGCCAATTTCTTAGCAATCTTATCAAGGTCATCTACCTTGTTAGGGTCTCTAAGAAACTTTCCGAAATGTTTGCTGACATCAAAATATATGCTCATTTCCTTATTAATCTAGCCTCGTAATGCGATTCGTCACCTTCCAAGTCTTCAAATAGGGATAATCCTGCTGTTCCATAATCTTTACCGCCAATAGTTAGTTGATCCCCTATGCTTATATTGACCGAGTCGTCACACCAAAACTTAAACTCCCTACCGAAATTACCCTCATCAAATAGTTGGCTGGTGTCTGTGATTGGTCTAAGAAGTCCCGAAGCTGTTGCAATGGTGGTTAAGCTATTAGTTGCGGTTGCAGAGGTAGATGTTGATCGCTTTATTACGGCAGTAGTGTTATACGTTTCGTTTAAAATCCCCATCGTCTGTATTTGCTAATAACCGAGTTGCTTGAATTAACGAAGCTACTGCCACTAGCTCTATAACTGACACTAAAGTCACCGACTTTCTTACTTGATACCTGACTCTGTCCCGACCCCATCACAGAAGCGCTATGTCCTTCATACTTCTCTTTGACCGCATCGTATATTAGATATTGCAAATCCTTTGGCAACGTAGACTGTGTATATCCAGCAGTGTATGTGGCTCTTAATTCTTCCATTCTATCCCCATGCCATTCGTACATGGTTATAATCCCAGTTTGACTATGCACCGTGTAAGAAGTCAACGTATCGACACCATAAGTTAGTGTAATTGCTGTTATCGGATAGTTCTTTGTGTATAGTTTTAAATAGTCCTCAGAGGTGTCTATGGGTGGGTTAACCTGCGCATCATAGCTAGATCTTAGATAGTGCATTCTTTCTGCAGTGTAGACGGTCGAAGTAAGTGTTGCACCTATCTCTGATTCTATCGTTGCTATGGTTGCCGTGACTAAAGACGCAAGCAAGGCGTCCGTTGATGTTCCGGTAACTTGTAGATATGTTTTTAAGTCGCTGAAGTCAATCATTTTGTTCTAATGTTTTTAACTGGTTTAGTATTTCTATGCTGAACTGCACTGACAACTGTTACGTCTGATTTATATCTTTCCAGCAGTTCCGGTTTCATGTCAAACACGTCCCCCGGTAGATACAGTTTATTATCATAAGCTACTTGGTGGTTTGCTCTTACTTTCATGATATTGATTGATTAGGCGGGAAAGCCCGAAGGCTTCCCGTGCTTAAGCAATCACTTAGGAAGTGTATGTTGCTAGTGTTGCTACTCCGGCTGGAAGTACAACAACCTGAGCTGTTCTCTTTCTGAGAATCAAGGCTCGTGCGTCTTGTTCTAATAGATTTACGCTATTAATTTCTCCTGAGTCCGCTACTTTAACTGTCAATCCTGTTCTGTCTCCGATTACGAAGTGCTGTGCAAGATCAGTTCCAATCACGAATTTCGTGCTTGTAGCTGTCGTGTCTGCAACTTGTGGAAGTACCAAGATTGGTCGACCCCATGCTGTGGCAGGTGTTTCTGCAGTTGGTGCAGCTGGCATGATGAAGTAGTTTCCATCCCCAGATGATTTCAATGTCCTCAAAGTGTTGTATGCCCCAAATCCCATTATGAATTGCATTGTGCTGGCCTGACTTGGAGAGTGTGCGAATACGTTCCTTTGTAGTGTTGCTAGATCATCCCAGTCAACAAAAGCAAACGTAGTTCCGGTTGATAGAGTAGTTGCTGTTACACCAGAAACGGTCAAAAGACCTTCTGACCCAGAAACTACAGAATTGATGAAACTATTTTGTTCTGCGTATGCGATTGATTCCCCATATACTCTAGCTAAAAGATTGATCAAATCAATCTCGCCGTCCTCTAGTATTTCGCTAGACATTTCACCGGCTGCCATATATTTCTCTGCAGTCAAAACTGGTTCTGAGAAAGTTGCCTGGCTCGATGTTATGTTTGCAATTTCTGCCACCTTGTAAGCAGTTGGTTTTGTGCTTAGGGAGTTTAGTCTCTTGACGTCTGAACTCATTGGAAGTACAGTTGCGTATTTCCTTATGATTGAGTTGTCGTTAATTGACATGAATACTCTAGCTTCGAACTCTTCTGGTACTAGGTATGATCCCGAAGCTGCTCCTTCTGTTAGTGCTTTTGCTCTAGCAGAATTGCCGTTGACGGCTGATTTCGAAATCTCTCTCGCTTCTTGTGTGTTACCTTCCAACATTGCGTTGAAAAGTTTGATTGTTTTAACATAAGCGCCAGCTTCGTCTCTCTTTTGAAGATCTTCGCTGTTTCCGCCCATGTTGAATTTCTTGGCGTATTTTTTGTATGTAGCTGCTGCCTGTTTTGCTCCTTCTGATACTACATCAGAGAGTTCTTTCCCAGTCATCCCGGCTACTTCAATGTTGTGTTCCATTTTAGTAAGTTGTTTTAAGTAAGATTTTGCAGGACCTCTTCTACGCTTGCTGCAACCAGACTTTGTAATTCTTCTTTGGTTACAGTTATTGTCTCGGCCTTTGGTTCGTCGTGGTTCTCACTAGGCTTTGTGGGTTCTCCACTATCGCCAGAATCTTCGGCTTTTAACTTTAAGTGTATGAGATCAAATATGTTTTTAAGGTCAATTAGTTCATCCCCTGTTGGTTCATATCCTAGTAATGCTCTTAATCCGTCGTCTTGGATGAAATTTCTATATTCTTTTAATACCGGCTTGATGTAATCATAATTCTTGAGTCTTTTAACTACTGCATCCTCAATCCTCTCGTCTGCTTTCAATGATTTTCCTATTGTAGCTTGTACATTAGCAGGAACGCTTACTAGTGAAGTCTCGTATAGTTCAGACTTGCTGATCCTCATATCCTTCGCATCGTAATCTAAAACCCCAAATCCTATACTGACTGTTTTCAAATATCCCTCTTCGACAAGTTTCCTTGCAATATTTCCGTTTGGTGTGTCTGCAAACTCTGCAACACCACTTAGAAGCTTGACACCGTCGGCGTCTTTGGTCTTAGTTATATTCTTAAGTCTACCTAGTACGGTTTGCACAACAGACCCGTTGATGTTATGTGCATCTATCAGAACCGGGTTCTTTAAGTAGCTGTCGATTGAAATTCCATCGATATCAACGACTTCTCCGTCTCTGTCCTTAACTTCTTTAGTTAAGACGACGTTGAAGCCATCTACTCCGATGTTCCCCGTAAGTGTTTTTGTTCTTGTGTATTCCATATTATTAAAATAACAAAAGTAAAAGAAAATCTACAACTTTATAATTAATGTCAAATTATTCCGAACAACTTTAAACAAGCTCCAACGCCTATAACAAGCGAGAGGAAAGCAGCAACGGTTGTTACACCGAAGAGTCTCGCCGTCCACTTCGCAGACGTATATGCTTCCACTATCTTATCAATCTTCTCGTCTAGCTTACTGTTCTTTTTGGCTTGATAGCTTTCCCATAACTCTTTAACCCTGAACGGAACTTGATCATCCTGGTAATTGGCAAAGGCGTGATACATCTGGTCATGTTGTTCTTTCATACCGACCTTAGTATATATGCCATCCCCTAGTAACACCCTCTTAATTTCGGCGATATCCTTCATTGAGTCCTCTATGGACTTAAGACGGTCACTGATTGTTTCTTTAATTATTAATTCTACTTGTCTTTTTGTCACCATGTCATCCATTAGAAAATCATAATTCTGGGAACAAATATACCTGAGACTAATTCCTTCAACTCAACTGCGCATCCAAAATCCCCTGTCGTATCACTTGCGGTAGCTCCGACGGAGTATGTCCCCGTACTCGTCACGATCCTATACCAACCACCGCCAACCACATCTGTGTTTCCAGAGAGTGGTGTGGTGTTCACAACCTCAGTTTGATCGGCTTCGGGAGTCAAGGTCGGTGGCGTAGTATTAGACCTTACGCAAGCGGCAGAGAGAATAATGGAATTAGCCTGTGTGGTTATTATTGATGTTACGCAACCGGCGACGTTGGTGTCTGTATCCCCTGCGAAGGATACCGCCTGTCCTGCTAGACACATTGTTCCTATTACAGAAGACCCAATCCCGCTACTATAGGTTACGGTACAAGTATTCAATCCAGTGGCAGCTCCTGCAAGTCCAAATATGGACACCCGATACCTTCTGCTAGTGGTAGTACCCGTCACAGTTATAAGTTCGGGCATATCGACGCTATTATAGGTAGCCGTAGATGTTCTATCAGTATCCGACGTGGCCATACCTATAGCAAACGCAATTACCATGTCCTTATTGTTGTTTAGGTCGCACGAATAAGCCGTAGTATTGGAAGTTGAGGCGGCTGTGTTTGTATTTCCTACTGTGATCCCCATTGTTACGCATAAACATTATTAAAATTCTGCACTACTATGTATGTTGTGGTAATTGTCGCCGGCAGTATCTCGCTGTTAATATACCAATAATCCGCACTCCCTACCGCCCTTATCAAGTCAATCATGGTAGTTGTGCAATTATGTTAACGTTAAGTCCTGTTGTACCCGTTCCTGCGGTGTCTACATCTATTCTAAGTATATCCCCAGTGGCTAAATCGTCGTTTGATGTGTTTATAACTGCGGCAGTGCCGGCATCCTTAGAGTCAAAATCGTTTGCATCTATCGTTAAAGCAGTTGAAAGTACATCGTTGAAGGCGTGTGCCGTGGTTGCGTTTGCTTGTCTACCCCTCGCAAGCATGACCGTAGGGTTTCCGGATGTTGACTTAGTAATCACACCCATGTCAACGTCTATGACGTTATATCCATTAAGCTCTGCAGGTATCCTTATATATGCTTTGCCATCGCCAGTAGTTAGAGCAGTTGCACCGTCTATTACCTGAATCGCCATCACTCTTGTACCCAAATTTGAACCTGCAAGGGCGTCGGGTGTCACATATCTTGCTGTATCTGTACCCGTGTTAACCTCAGAGGCAATCGCAGCTTCGGCTATTCCAGAAGCTGTAGTTGATGCTGAAGGTAAATTCCCTGCTGGTAGTGTCCCTGTTACTGCGTCTGTGTCTGCTAAATCTAATGCACCCCAAGCATAGGTAGAAGCACCAGTAACCCTTAATACTTGCCCTACCGTGGAAGAGTTTGTAATCCCTGTTATTGCAGAAGTGCCGTTCCCTTGCAGTAGTCCTGTTAAAGTAGATGCCCCCGTGCCACCGTCTGCAACTGTCACATCTGCACCGCCTGTCACTAAAACTGTTCCTGTTACGTCTTGGAAAGTCACTGTCTTGTCTGTTGCTATTGAGGCTGGCGCAACAAGCGTTATCTTGTTTGATCCATTATCGGTGTCTTCATGAAAGTCTAACGAAGATGCACCACTTGCGGAAGCCTGTACCCAGTTAGTCGCTAGAGAAGTTAGGTCTGCATTGTAAGCTTGTACATCAACGCCTATTTCCAGGTTAACCGTTGCTTTGAAAGTCGCTTCATCCGCATCATCAATTATCGATGCACCAAAGGTAGAGATCGTAGTGCTTGCAGGGAGGGATAGTGTCTTAATATCAACATCTACCTCGGAATCCATTAGGGCACCTGCTGCTGTTACGTTCGCTGTGTCTGTTACATCCGCCCCGTTCTCTACGTTGATTAGTGTCCTTACCTCGGTGGCGGTTAACTCGTCTACTATACCGCCAGCACCAGAATTGTTACCCAGTATCACGTTATCGGCTACAACATTCTGCATTTTTGCATACGTCACCGCATCATTTGCAATTGTAGTAGCACCATCAGCCACGCTAGTTACATCTCCACTGTGATTGGGATGCACGTAAGCATTTGCACCATCCGCAACATTAATTATCGTTCTTACATTAGCCGCCGTGAGTTCTTCTGTATCTCCTGCCCCTGTTGTGATTCTTCCAAGTATTCTATCCGTAGCAGATACATTTTGCATCTTGGCATAAGTGACCACGTCGTTATCAATTGTCCATGTAGCACCACTCCCAGAGACTGTTATATCACCCTTATCGCCATCCGAGATTCCACCACCTGCACCATCGTTAGACTTCTCCCAATCTGCACTTGATGCCGTTCCTACTGCTATGTATGCGTCATCTCCTGTTGTGTCAATGTATACATCGCCTACTTTTGCTGGTGTTGAGCCAGGAGCACCCGCCCCAGAAGTTATAATTGGAGCACCTGCCGCACTCACATTAGCAGCATCTGTTACGTCTGCTGCGGTTTCGATTCCAGAAAGTTTAGTTTTCTCTGTACTGGTATAGAACTTGTTAGTTGACCCTTCCGTAACACTGTCAAGGCTTATGTCTGCATCGTTAATCATGCTTGCATCCACATGACCAGCCGCATCTAGCTTGATAGGTTTTCCCGCATCCCCTGCACCTGCCGAGGTTGCGATTAATTCACTATCCAGTACGGTTGTTCCGATCGCCGTGTCCACATATGCTTTGATCGACTGTTGTGTAGCCAGCTTGGTAGCAGAGTTAGAGGCCATGTTGTCCTCATCTACAACGAAGCTCATTGATGCTGTTGATGTATCACCCTCCATTACTGCCCCTGCTGTTGCCACGTTTGTAGCATCAGTCACGTCAGCGCCGTCTTCTACATTTAACATTGTCCTAACATCTGCAGGAGCTAGTTCTTCCACATCGCCTGCCCCAGTAGTGTCTCGACCTAAAATCCTGTCTGTAGCACTTACGTTCTGCATCTTTGCATACGTTACTACGTCATTGTCAATTGTCCAAGTTGCCCCTGATCCAGATACCGTTATGTCCCCCTTATCGCCATCGGAAATACCGCCACCAGCTCCATCGTTTGATATTTCCCAGTCACTGCTAGAGGCCGTCCCTACCGCAATGTATGCGTTGTCGTTTGTAGTATCGATATAAATGTCCCCGACTTTAGAGGGTGTTGAGCCTGGAACGCCCGCACCCGATGTTATTATCGCAGCACCTGCGGCACTAACATTGGTAGCATCCGTAACATCTGCACCTGTTTCTATTCCGGAAAGCTTAGTCTTCTCTGTAGATGTAAAATATTTGTTCGTAGAGCCTTCGGTTACGTTATCAAGGCTAATATCGGCATCATTTATCATCGTAGCGTCAACGTGTCCTGCAGCGTCTAATTTGATAGGTTTCCCAGCGTCTGCTGCTCCGGCAGAAGTCGCAATTAACTCACTGTCCATTGTCGCACCTGCTGCTGCTACATTGGTTGCGTCGGTTACGTCCGCTAAGGCCTCTATTCCGTCTAGTTTAGTTTCGTCTGTCGCCGTAAAATGTTTGTTAGTTGCTCCGGCAGTTATGTCGTCAAGATCGTCTGCAGTCTTGTCGAAGAGACCACCCACTAAGTTAGTGCGTGTTATCTTCTTAGAACTACCACTCACGCCGTCCGTGGTGTCGCTTACGTCTACTATATAGAGTAAGTCACCCGATGCCGGTGTTTCTGCTAGTGCGTCTTGTGCTGTTAACTTAATATCTGCCATTATGTTTCGTAAGTAAAATTATTACCGTCTTCAAATATAAAATTGTTTCCGTCTTCAAATACAAAGTTGTCATCTCCTACTACCGTACCACCGCTAATTGCTACCCATACCCCGTTTATATACTTGTAGAGTAACTCTTCTGAACTATTATAGTATTCATCCCCGTTGTCTGCTGCGACACTGGGATCACTACTATAAATCCCCCAGAAGTAAACCCTTCCATTTAGGTTTGCCCCTCCGCCAACTCCTATCAGTTGCGTCTTTGAGTATTTGTCAATGTTCTTTATTGCCTTTGCGTCCAATCTCTCGTCACCCTTTAGTCTTTCTAATAAGTCCCTAATGTATGCCGGCTCAATCTCTAGCTCGGTTAACATTTCCCTCAATCTCTTGGTTGCGTCCCTCTTTAATTCATTAATATCAACGCTTGGTACAACTATCTTGCTTTGAATCTGTCCTATCAGCTCGTTAATCTCTGCTTCTGTATAGTAATCAATTCCTTTTCTCGGTGTATTCCCATCCCTACCCGCACTACCCTTGAAAACAATATACTCTCCGTTTTTGGTATGATCCCTCTTTACTATGGGCTTTGAATTAACCGCTCTTGTGTATCGTTCAAATATTTTATTCATTTTAATCTAGTCTTGGTATAGCTACGCATCTACAGTTGATTGTGTTACCAATACTCCCTGCAGGATCATGCGGTCTTTCCAACAATTCACCACTGACTAGAAACTTTTCTCCAATGTATACAACCTGACCATCTGCAGACGCATGATCATAAACATCCTTAATATCTAATCCTCTTACAAACATATCTCTAGCGCTTAGCCATTCAAGTTTTTGCACTACTCCGCTATTCTTGTAGTTGTCGTATTGAATTTCGCTCTGTATTGCCCCTATTTCAGTTCTTGCGATTGTCCATAACCTAGATAGCTTAGTGTCGTCGACTCCTATACCATAGGTCTTTTTGATGTTATCTCTAATCGCTAGAGCTACTGGATCGTTTTCGTCTGTGATCGCATATAAGGCTTTGAGTGCGTCCATCTTCTTTTCACCTTCTAGTTCACTAATTGTGTTATACATTTTTTCAAACCTGTTTCGGTTTCTGTTTATTGTCCCAGTGCTTGCGATCTTAGTATCGTCAACGTATACACCCAAGTCCTTCAATAGCTTAATATTAGCCTCGCCTTCCATGAATCCAGACAGTACAAGATTAAGTTCGTCTGCTACTACTATGGGGTTTGTGCTGTTTCTTACACCGTTAGCTATAATTTTCTCAATCTTTTCTTGTGTAGTTTTGTTTGTTTCCTTTGCAAAAAACTGCAACCGTTCATTAATAGCCTTCTGTGACTTCTCTGATATTTCTGCCTGTTGTCCTATAAGTTCATTAGCAATAGCGTTTGCCTTCTTAGCTTCTGCTTCGTATCTTTTGTTAAACAGATCAAGCATTATAGCCACTTCTTGTTCCCAATCTACCGAGCCTTTAAGTGACAGTGACTTCTTCTTGACCAGTGATTTTAGCACTCTTTCCCTTTGACCGCTAAAGAACGACCACAAATCTTTTCTGAACACTAATTCTCTTTCGTCTTGCTCGTTCTCAAAGAACTTCCGCATCTCATCCCTTCTGTTTTTCTTTTGTTCTTCTATTTCGGGAACTCTTGAGAGGTCTTCATCTATGTTTTTAATCCTATTCATTATTGCCGTCAGCTTCTTTTCAATCTCTTCACTCTTGACTGGTTCTTCTGGCTTCTCTTCTACTTCTTCTTTCGGCTCTAGCAACTGATTCTCTTCTAGTGGCTCAAGTCCTACCTGCTCTCTTGCTTCGTCTATGGTAATAATCTTTGCACTATATAATGCTGAGGCAACTTCTGCATCAAGCTTTTTGTCGCTTTCTACTACGTCGTCTGCTTTGAAGTACATATCGGATATAATCATTCCGTGATACTTAGGTATCAATTGATTAGTCAACACTTCCGCTTCTAAGGCCACTAAAGGCTCAAGGGTGTACATTTGAAACACCCTCATTGCTTCTGCTGCGTTTGCGTTTATTGCGTCCTCGATTCCAACCAAAGTCTTGGGAACGCCGAATATTGCAAGTATCTGATCTCTGAACATTTCGATTGAACGTGCATAGTCCAAGTCTTTTGGCTTCTCTGATATTGGTAGCCATGTAGCGACCCTATTTAATACACCAATCTTTCTGGCGTTTTGTACACCTCCAAACTTTTCCTTTAGCTTACTCTCTACGAGGTCTCTTTCTTCTGAGCCAGCACCATCTATAATCATGAACCCTTCTGGTCTGCCTGAGTTACCGAACACGTTCATATTATATTTCATTCCTAGCTCTACGATATTATGAGCGTATCTGGCGGATTGAAGTGGAGAATGTCCCTTGTATATGTCCTTCGGATTAGCTAATTTAAACGCTATTACATCGTTAAAGCTTAGGTCTTGGTGTGATCCCGACCCGGTTCTATAAATATAGTGACTAGGTATTCCAAACTCGTCATAAGCTAACGACATCGACTGTGAGTCTAGTATATAGAAGTCGGCCTTTTGTTTAGGCTGTTCGCTTTCTACCATATACCAGAATGCCGAGCCTGTTAGCTGTAATGTAGCCTGGGTGATTCTTCTAGCCTCGTGGTAACTCATTAACGGGTTAAAGTAATACAAGTCCCTAAGCATTGAGCTGTTCTTCTGTGTCAGTTCTGTAACCTCTTTGCCCTTTTTTTGATACAGCTTTACTTCGCTTTTTGAAATACCATCCGTGATAGTCCTAATAGCCTTATAAGTCCAGTGTTCATATTGATCGAGGTATTGAGTGGACGGCGTTACTGCGTCCCATGTGTGTAGCGAGCTTGATAATTTTCCTATGTTAAATTCTGGTGATTTGCCTCTGAGCCTGTCAATTATTCCCATAGTTAGACGAAAGATATTTCGAGCGGTATATAATCTTGCATTATCCTATTGAGTAAGGCTAATGCGATGACCATATCATCGTGCATACCTTCTGGTGATGACATGATGACGTTACCTGACTTCGTTAATGTATACTCAAACGATTCAAGTTCTGATATTAACATATCATTTTTGGGAAAAAATATAGAACTATTTTGTAAACTTATTGATAGGTTTTCTATCAGCTCTTTCTTAGACTTTGCCGTAAACTTAAATGGTATAATGTTCATGCCCGCAGACTTAAGGTCATCATAAATCGCATCGCCCACGCCAGTAGAGTCTACGATAGTTTTAGGCTTGCCAAATCTACCCCATAGCTCGTAGATCATCTTTTTCTGATATCCCCAATCTGTTTGGTTAAACCTTTCAATGTGGATAACCTCCTTCGTCTTGGAGTTGCCAATCATTATGACCGTAAAGTCATCATACTTGGCAAGATCAATGGCCATCAAGTCACCATCCTTTGTTCTAATTTCCTTAATACCGTCCTGAATGTTACGAAATATAGAACCCGTGTTTTCTAAGAACTCGGCAAGATATTCTTGCTTCCAATTCATAATAGGCGTGGTCTTTCTCTTTGACTCTATTTCGTCCTTAGTCCAATATGGTGAATCGTAGACTGAAAAATGATAGTTCGGATTAGTTACCGAAAGGTTATGGAACTTATTACGTCCCTTGGGTGTGCCAACGACCTTGACCCTTGAGAACTCGTTCTTGAACATCGGAGACAATGTAGAGTCCCACAGTGACGGCTTCTTCAGTATAATACCGGCCTCATTTAATACACCACGATAATAGGCCTGTCCTTCAAGGTTCTCTGGACGTTCTGCAGAACCGAAGTCGATGTAGGGACGTTGGTGTTTAAGTGGTGGCAAGTGGAGAATTTTCTTCTGTGCCTCCCAGTGGCATAGTTCCCAGACAGGTCTTAGTATTTTCTTAAAAACCCTATCAACATACTTGTCTATATTTGCGTTAGTGGTGTCGACCCAGAGTCCTCCGAGGTTATAGTTTAACTGTTCTTCTTCTGTTGCGGTGATTAGTTCTTCTGTTAACCATTGGCCGCCGTTATATGTCTTACCCACTTGGCGACCAGCCACAATGGTAGTGATCCGGTTATCATTAAATAGCGCCGGCTTTATAAAGTCTGGATAGTTAAAATTGAGGTCAATCGTTGCCACGGTTAGTAGTTACTTTTATTTCGAGACTAGTGTCGCTTTTTTCTGCACGTTTGTAATTGCCAAACTTCATTTGTAGTGCCTCCCAGTATCTAAAGTCTTGCAGGGATTTCTGCATCCCTACCTTGTCCAGCCACGATACCTGTTTTGACATTGCAATTTCCCACTCCTTGTTGAACCACGCTACGAAGCGGGCATCGTCAAACCAGTCATAATATGTGCTTCTTTCTATTCCTGCCTTCTTACACTCAGCAGTTATTGTGGGTTTTACCTCGACATCTAATTTTGCACGTAAGAGCGCAAGCATATTAGCAGTAGGCTTAAAAGGTGTTGTAGGCTTGTTGTGAATCTTTCCACGATGAGAATTAAGCCCGTTCTTATTACTAAATGTCATGTCGCAGTAATCACATTTAAGTGTCTTTAGCTTGACAGGTTTTACCTCTAGCTTTTTAGTCATTAGAACATCTTGATGTTAATATTATGCTTCTTGTTAATATATTCCTGATTCTTTCTCATAAAAGTATTATACCCCTGTTGTGTTGTCTTATCCTCCTTTAGTGTTGCTTGTACGTCGTGAAAGAAGAAAGACGTAGTACACCTCAAGCATTTTTGATTAAGTTGGTTTGCCCTTATTAGGTAATCGTCATCCTCAAAGTATGCCGGTATGAAGTTTTCGTCAAATTCTCCTACCGTTTCGAACAGTTCCTTAGTTATTAAGAAGCACGAGAAGCTTCCGTCGTTACGTTGCATATCGACTGTCTGTGTTTTATGATTAGCGACTAGCCTTGTAGCCGTCTTAAGTTCCACTATGGCATGAACCACGGTAGCGCTTATTATTCCTGCGTTAGTTTCCTGTTGTGCTTGGTATAGTCTGTCTATGTTGTTTATGTCCAGTAGAATGTCTAGGTTAGTTACAAGAGCCTTGTCATAGCCGTGACTAAATATATACTTGAGTCCCTTATTCCATGCCCTAGATAGTATATTCTTATCATTAACTTCTTGATGATGAACCATTAATCTAGGTCGTCCCTTGTTAATTATAGCCACCTTGTAAATGTAGTCCTCTGGTAAGTAGTTAAGCGTTAAATTCGTTTGCCTACGTAGTGCAGGCGTTGCCATATAGGGAACTACTAGCCATGCTTTATCTGGTTTCATTTTTGTAATAGTCAATAGTTAACTTAAGCGCCTTATCGAAATCAGTGTACTTAAACTCATAAGGGTTTACCGCTTTGACAATGCTTTGTTCCGGCTCTCCAAGTCTCATTGGTCTTGGTATTATCTTTGACTTACTTTTGGTCAGTTTTATAATCTTCTCTGCGATATCCCAAACAGGATAAGCCTTCCCTGTGCCTGCCTCTACCCTAAATGGGAACGTGTCGTTTCTCATGGCCTCTAATTGATCCACTAATATAGAAGCAACGTCCCCAACATAGACCATATCCATCTGCGAGCATTTGTCTTTACCTCCATAGACGTAAAGGGGTTCATCTTTAAGTGCTGCAGTTATAAATGTCGGAATGATCTTTTTAATATTAGAAACCTTCTGTCTTGCCCCGAATGCGTTCAATGCCCTGACTATGTTCATGTTGACCCGTTTGCCTTTCTTTCTGCCGTTCTCAATAGACATAGCCATAAATCGCTCCACAGTGGTCTTCGTTATGCTGTAGGGGTTATTCATGGTGTAGTTACCCACCGAGATGTATGTTAAGGGAATGTTATAGTTATCACATAATTCCACAAGATTAAGTCCTCCTAGTATATTATTCTCTACGAACTCCCTGCTTGACGACATATTCTCGCCAGTCCCAAGCATTGCGGCTGTGTGGATAACTGCGTCTATGTTATGTGCCATGCCTGTTAATAGCACCCTATCCCGTATATCACCATAGTATGTTTCAAGTCCTTCTAAATGTGTATAACTTCTGTGTGATCTTGCTAGGCCTATCGGTGTGTAGTTGCGCTTCTTTAGCTCTTCTATAACATAACCGGCAATAAAACCGTTAGACCCTGTGACTAATACTCTCATTTTTTATCAGTAAGAATTAAATCGTCAAAGATATCATCAAGGCTATGGTTAACTTTCCATTCTGGATAGGTTCTTCTGAACTTATTATTATCACTAACCCAATATTTATGGTCTGCGTATCTGTTGCTTTTCGTCCAACAATCTACCTTGATGCCTCTTTCTGCTAGTGTTTCTATGGCTTCATTAATCGAGATACTGTTCTCAATACCACCGCCCAAGTTATAAACCCCAGACTTCGGATTGTCTATAAATTGCTTAAACGCATCAACTAGGTCTTGCACGTGTAATTGGTCTCTTACTTGTTTGCCATTACCGTATATTGTATAGGGCTTTCCTTCTACTCCGCATTTAACCAGGTATGATAGAAAGCCGTGTAGCTCAACGCCTTTGTGTGCTGAGCCTGTAATACAGCCCAGCCTGAAGACCCCTACGTTCATATCGTGCATCTTTGCAAACTCCTGGCAATATAAGTCGGCACATAGCTTGCTAACCCCAAACGGTGAGTGACCGTCCCCGTCTATGGATAAATCCTCGTTAAACTCTTCAAACTCATCTTCAAGTACATATCTAGTAGGTGTTTCCTCGTAAGTAAACTGGTTCACTACGTCTCCATATACTTTAATAGTAGAGGTATATATGAATATCGGCTTATTCGGTAGAAAGGAACAGTGACTAAGTAACGATAATGTACCATAAGCATTTGTCGTGAAATCTATGAATTCGTGATCAATTGAATAGTCGTGCGAAGGCTGTGCTGCACAATGTATCACAACGTCCGGTTCTCCGATATTCTCTGCTAATTCGGTAGGGTTCGTTATGTCCGATCTTGTGACGACTACGCCGGCTTCTTCAAGCTTCTTCTTCATGGCGGAGGTTGACCCATCCTTACCAAATAATCTGCCCCTCATGTCGTTGTCAACACCGTAGACTTCGTGACCATCTTTAGCAAAGGATAGTGCAGATTGTGAACCTACTAATCCAAGTATTCCTGTTATAAATATTTTCATTTAACTTTTTTAATATCGTTTTTGAATTGATCCCTCATATAGTTCTCGAAAGCTGTTCTATCTCGGTCGAAAACCTCTTTGTTGTTACTTTGTTTATACAGATCGTCTATTACTTTCGGGTTCTTTGTAAAGTGATTGTGCGTTATTTTTATATCCTTGAAATAGTAGAGGCAATTCAACTCCTTACCCCACTCTGTCCATACATTATCACAGTAAAGGTGTTGCAGTGTAGGCGGGTTAATGTAACCAATAGAATCTGGAATCTCTCTACTCATCATTACTGCAGTTGCTAGGGCCTCACCCTTAATACCGTCGTCACCAAATCCCATAAATGGTTTATTCATATTACCAGCCCTCAGCATTTCAGACTCGAAAGGTGATTCGATAACGAAATCATCACTCATCAAATAATAGTATTCGTGCATCTTCCAATCTATTACGGCTTGGTGCATCCTATTAACCTTCTCAACAAACTCTTCTCCGTCTGTCATCACACAAAATACGTTTCTGTTTCTCAAGACCGGGGAATAAAGCTCGTATTGATCCCTATCTATGCCAACAACTACGAGGCTATTGCCCTCTGTGTACTTATCAAAAGAGTCTAGAAACTCTTTAAGCCTCTTCGGTCTGTCCCTTGTTGGTACGAATATTAGTATTTTCATAAATAGATACCCTTACTAATTCTATTAACTTCGACTAGCATTTCACAATCTAGTATAGATGCGCCGTATTCGTCTGTCAAACTTTGGATATACCTGCCATCAACGCCGTAATCCTGGTCTCCTGCTTCTACTTCTGGCCAGTAATGTCCGTTTTTAACAAAGAATTGACAACTAACAGTCTGTGAAGCTGCCGGTGGTATGTGGAAAAACTTCTGATTGAGTCTAAGTGCCGGAAATATTCCAAAAGTGGGAAACTTGTTAGCAATTATATGGTCCCTGATCCTGGTGAAAGCCTTCAAGGTTATGTAGTAGTCGTCATCATCTAGGTATAGTAGGTATTTGCCCTTCGCAAGTTGAGAGGCCATGTGCCTTTGAGAATTGCCATAGTTGTCCGTCTTGGGTGTGATTATGATCCGTCTTCTTGGGTTCTTCGGACAGTGAGTCGGGGAAATTCCATCGCCTACTATTAGGTGTTCCCAGCCTTGATACTCCTGTGAGTCGACGCTACTACAGGTTTGTCTTAATGTTGTCCTGTTAATCGTTGGCGTTATTACTGTAAAGAAAATATCTTTTTCCACTTTTGAGCAATATATTCTGGATTAAGTTTTGTCTCAACAAATTTATAAGCTCTGTCGGTTCGTTCTTGTGTCTCTTTTGGATGATTGAATAAATACTCTAATTTCTTGACCATATCATCAATGCTAACCCTATCCCTCATTACGCTCGTGAATCCATAGTCAACTGCGATGTCATTACACTCTGCTAATAGTCCACGTTCTTCATTCTCTCCGACCAATTCAGTGAAGCTTGTATTGTCTGGTACTACCGTGGGTAATTTAGTGGCGAAATACTCGACTGTAGTATATCCAAAACCCTCGCCGGTACTTGTTGAGACTCCTACGTCACATGATCTGTAGATAAGGTTTAGAATCTCTTGTTTAACACCACTTGATGCGCTGGGGAAGTGTGCCGTTTGCACGTCTGATGGATTTAGTCCAAGCTCTAAAAATGTTGCAGTTAAATCTCCGGCTACGTCTTGTGCCTTAGTGTGCAAGTATAGCTTTAAATTTGGTACTTTCTTTCTGAGTCTATCGTAAACCAGGCAAGTTCTTACAAGGTCTTTTCTAGGTTGGTTACGATTGAAATTAGCAAGTATCTTGTAATTACCCGTTCCAAACTTCATAAAGTATTCCTTTTTAAAGTCGTCTATCTCCTTTTGTTCGACTTCTGGAAAATCGTCCAAGTAAAGAGGGTGATGTATATAGTCAACATCCACGTCTTTAAAGACTGACTTGATTTTTTTCATGCCATACTTTGAAAGTGTTATGGTTTTGTCCGGTAAATCGTAGCCCATCTCTTCTTTTAGTACGTACTTTCTATCAATTGGTGTGTAATTAATCCAAGTCCCACCATGTCTGCGTTTGTTTCGCTCAATGTTTTCGGCAAACTTCATGATATTTTGCATATCATGGCTGGTAAAGATGTAGTCGAAAGGCTGTGTGTCTAATATTTTAGCCATTGGCTCAAGACAAAATACATCCTGCGATGGGTATGTAGAGATTAGTTTAATAGGGTACTTTTCCTGATCGTAGATTGGATAGCTACCTTCTGGAGATAATATGACTTTGTGATGGTTGACTGCTACGAAGGTGATGTCAAACCATTGCATGAAGTCTTTTAGCAGATACCGATGCAGTCTGCCAAGGCCTGTTGTAGCCTCTGGGCTGTCCCCATAAAAAAGCATCGTTGGTTTATTTGCTATCTTCTTCATTATATTTCCCCACTAATGTAATATATTTTTCCTTAACAAGCAAGTGTGTTAGTTCGGAAATTTTCACCCCGCCTCCTTCGCTGTAGAAGTCCCAGTAATGCTCACCTTTTCTGAAGACTACATATCTGTCAGAATTGTCATAGTATAAGGGGACTTTCGCAAGTGACAAATCCTCATGAGTATGTTCTACCCTATCAATATAAAAGCTTTTCTTTACCTTATATTTGTTACCCGTTATATGCTCTACCGAGGATCGAAAAGTTGAGATCATCTTTCTTGGATCGTTCATTTTACTATCTCACAGTTAGAAATACTGCTAGGCGCTAATTGACATAATTCATCATTGCAGTAAAGCACCTCGCAACTGATAGATAGCGCTTCGTTGGTGAAGACTTTCTCCACTGTCGAACAATCTGCCGTGCAATAATTAACTACAGGCGTTGTCTCTACTTCCGCAACATCAACAACGCTTGGCTTGTAACTGTCGGCCACCACTACTGTGGGTACTATTAATAGCATCGTTGCTTCTATGGCTATTCTGACTAGTTTTCTCATTCTTGTTTGTTAATAAATAGAAATACTCCTGCCGTAGTATCTCGGCAAGTACCTCATTAGTCGCCTTGTTGATATCTGTTTTAGTTGTTTGTTTCTTTTTCAATTGGTTTCTGTTTATTAATAGATAATCTTATAGTGCCTTTGCAATCTTGTGAAGTATTGATTTTAATACCCTGTACCTTATCTTAGTTATTGACCATCGTTCTTCGTCTTGCATTTCATTAATTATGAATTTTTCGAGTGTTTCTAACTCCTTCTTGGTAAGTGCAATTTCTATTTCCTTGTTCATTCACTATAAATAAAAACTAAACAGCGGTGGTCTGCCTGTCCAATAATTTGTATCACGCAAACCACCTGTGTCTGGTTTCTATTTTAAAGAACTGACGGCTGGGTAGGTTGTCGGTTTCTAAGTTGCTGCCATGGCTTAACTGACCAAGGGGTGAAAACCCCACCTACCCATGCGTTAATTTTCTATAATAAAAACTAAACAAAGTGCGGCGGACAAGTTCCCTTGCCGAACGGTCTATCTTAGACTCTTACGAGCGGCATAGTTGGTCTCCCGTCCTTCCCACTATACCCTGCATGACCCTTATGAACGCCGCATTCTATTTAGTTTTGAAGAACAAATACACTCACATTGCTAGAGGTAGGGTTTGACCTACAGTTTGTATACACACTTACGCATCAAGCCATATATTCGCTTGGGTTCATTAGCTGTGTATCGCTAATAGGTTATGTTTACGCTGTAATACCCACAATCCATAACGAATGTCGGACTGGCTACGGCTTACTATCCGCTCTCTAGCAATATCAATGTACTTCTACTTAGTTGTTAAGAGCTTCTTGATTAAAGCTTTCCATATACTTCTCCGCCTCCTCTGGTGTCATTCCAGTTTCTCCTACTCCTTTAGATATCCTAGACACCTCTTTTGTACTGCCACACCTTCTACAAATTAATAAGTCTCGGACATCTTCGTTATAGAGATAGACACTTGAAACTAAGTCCCAAGAGTGTTCGTGTTTATTAGTCTTCATCTCAAGCGTTTAATAAGTTAGTTAGTTGTTAAGAGCTTCTGTGCTTACAGTCTCCCCCCATCTTCTCTTGGCACTAGCCCTTCCCGCTGTAGTTGCCTTTTCCCTTCTTTCCCTTGCTTTCCTTTCATCTTCGGTTTCTGTCCAAGTGGAGGTTATTGATATCGTATACGGTGAACCGCAGTACACACAGAACTGTCCTTCTGAATATTGTTGTTGATGTTTTAAGCAAATCATCTCAAGCGTTTAATAAGTTAAATTTTCTCCGCTTCCTGTTTTAATTCCTCCGCTTTCGCAATCGGCTCGTCTGCCTTCTTGATCAACTCTGTTTTTCTTTCATTCTCTAAACCAGTCTCAACAAGTATTCCGTATTCAATCGTTCCACCCTCTAGTTTTCCACAAGTTATCGTTTTTTCTTCATCTGTAATTTCTTTCCAGATACAAACACCAGCGAAACACTTGCCTCCGAATTTTAATACTCCTTTGCAGTTTATGTATAAACCTGCCGAGATACTGCAATACCCACCAGCCTCGATAGACCCACCAGCTTTGATAGACCCACCAGCTTCGATATACCCACCAGCCTCGATAGACCCACCAGCTTTGATAGACCCACCAGCTTCGATATACCCACCAGCCTCGATAGACCCACCAGCTTTGATAGACCCACCAATTTCGATATGCCCACTCACATATAGACCCATATCTAGGTCGATTTCTAAGGCTTTTTCCGTAACAATACTCCCCTCGTACTCATACCTCCAACCTACATTTTTTAGTCCTTTATAATTCTTGTCTATTTTCATTTGAT